TGCTGATGGTGACTTTACAGGATATCAATATCTTAGAAAATTTGGGGGAGTTACTAAAAACTTAAGTTGGAAACTTAAAATAGCTCAACCTAATGGAAATAATCCACAATATCTAAGTTTGGATTACTCCGTCGATTCGTTACCTCCCGGTTGGCATCATTTCTCTTTGGTGTTTAACTGCTTGGATGGTTATGCATATTATTATATAGATTCTGTATTAGTTGATCAAAAAACATTCACACCAAGATTATATCAATTGTATTATGATTATAGATCTTCATTATTACTTGGTGCTGCTACAGTAAGAAATACCACTTTAAATGATATTATTGGTATTGATGATGGTTATAAATTTATAGGTTCTGTTTCAGATTTAAGAATGTATTCTAAATCCTTAACACAAGGAGAAATAGAGCAAATTTACTTTTCTTCAGATTTTGCTGATGCTCGTAAAGATCTTAATTGGAATATGAGAGTCGGAAATAGAAACTATATTGAAGAAATAGAACATTGGTACAAGATGCAACTCCCCGGCAGTAAAAGCAAGTACTTTAATATTAATGTACATAACCTAAATATAAATGAAGAATGTAAGGCTATAATTGAAGATTCTTTAAGAGCAAATATACAAAAATTATCTCCAGCAGAAGCTTCTCTATATAAAATTAATTGGATACAAAAATGATAACTTTTACAAAAACAGATAAAACTTGTTCTAATTCATATTTGATAGATGAAACCTTATGTCTATCAAATACATTAGAAGTTATTAACTATAATACTGTTTCATTATCTGCTGCAATATTTAATATAGGAAAATACGACCAAACATGGAAGGGTCTTTATACTATTTTTACTACATATAGTTCCAAATGGATAAAAACAGCAACAAATATCCAACAATTCAGTGCAAATTGGTTGAGTATGGCAACCACAGTTAATAGTTTAAGTTCTACTTGGCAGAGAGAATTCACAGTATATTATCCCCAAATGTTAGATATAAACAATTGGAATGGATTATCTACAAATAATCAAAATCAAATATTAACAAGTTGGTTAAACAATAACTTTAGTCCATATAAAAATAATCCTAATCAATTAATAAGTGTAGTTGTTTATCTTAACCAACAATATCCATTTGCATTTACATTTAATAGATCTTATAAAGAAAATTGTATTCCAAATGGTGGTGGAGCTAGTGTGTCTTGTAGCGGATGTCCTAAGCCATATCAAGGATGCAACCATCATGGTGGAGCAGCAGGTGTTGGACCTTGTACTAATTTATTTGATGCATGTTATGTTAGTAGAACACAATCTATTCCTGATCCTGTAAGTTGTGTAGGTAGTGGAGGAAAATTCTTAAATATAGGACTTTCTAGGCAAGCGACAGAAATAAATACAGCAAGAGTAATTAAATTAAAATTCCAAAACATAAACAGAGTTTGGACTAATATATCATGAGTACATATTTAATAATAGATCCATCATCAACTATAGGTGATTCTTTAACAAGTGTTAATATTAATTACTCTAGTTTAGAAACTGATTTTTTTGTAGAAAAATTAAGTTCTGATAATTTTTGGTCAGTAATGTCTAATTATTATCTTAATTTTGCTCCTTTTATAAAAAGTGCAGTAACAACTTCTCAAAATAATTCTGCTATATTTTTAAGTTCTTCAACAACAGTTGAAACCAATTCAGCAGGTTGGATTAAACCAATAACTATATTTTATCCTTCATTGTTTCCTTCTTCTACACAACCTAGTACAATTTTATCCACGCTTTCTACTTGGGTGAATATTTATTTTCCTTCGGTTGATTCTTTAACTAATACTCCAAATTATGTAGAGAATCAAATGGCAGTTATATATGCTCATACTTGGCAATACGGATTGGTTATAAATGAAAATCAATATATCAAAGATTCTACTACATGTATAACAAGTGATAAAAATATCTGTGCATATTGTATAGATAGATATTATGGAGGAGAATTTTGTGGTACTAATTCTTGGGCTGATTGCGGAGGAAGAGATAGTAGTTGTCAACAATGTAAAACATTACATTGTTATTATAATTCTCCTCCTTACATATCGATTACTAATAATGGTATTATTGCACAAGGTTTTATATCAGCAAATATAAAAATGAATTTTCAAGATAGGAATGAATCTAATAATATAAATGCTATAGTTTTTAAAATTAAAAATTGTATTTGGAAATTTGACCATAATATTACAAATAAATAAATATTAAATTATGAATAGAATATTGACTAAAGAAATATACAGAAATGAATGTGTTGGAGATTCTGTTAGTAAGCACAATTATAATATAATGTCTTTGGACACTAATATTTGTAATTTATCTAGTCAATACTTTACTAGTAAAAACAACTATTATCAGGTATTTTCAGACTTTATATCAAACTCTGCACTTTTTATGCAGATGTACAATTTATTTTATGATCCTACAAGATATAATATGGCTACAGCTACTGTTAATATTTTAAGTTCCTATTGGGCTAAACATGAATTTTCTGTACATTATCCTTTAAATATTTCAACTTTAAATAATATGAGTATAAAATGTCCTACCATTAATCAGGTGGATTCTAATTTAATTTCATTGGCTAAATCATATTTAAAAACAAATTATCCTGCTTCTAATTATGATACTAATACATATGTAAATGTAATATTCTTTTTATATAATGTTCCTTCTAATCCTTCTAATCCTAATAATTTAATATCAAAAAGTTTAAGTCCTGAAATTTCTTATAATGTTAGAAATATGCAGGTATCTTTTTTAAAAACAGATGTACATTTAAAAAATGGTAAAATATTGAAGTTTTCCAATGATGGTTTAGGAAATTGGATTTATTTTTCAACAGAAGATGGAACAGATGATGGGATAACTCAACCAAGTTTAAAAAAATCTGTATTTTCAAGGAATATAACTCAATCTACAATATCTCAATCTATAACATCTAACGGTAGATCCGTTATAAATTTAACAATTGATTCAAACACATATAATTATGATATATTATATAATGCTTCTATGACAGGTCTTTATTATCCGGGTTATACTGATGTTACTCTTACTATAAATTCCAGTGTTTATGTTGGTTCAACTACAATAACTGATAAAGCAATTAGTGTTTCTGGGTTCACAACAGGAGATACAGTTAATATAGTAAATAACGGAAACATATTAGGATGTGGTGGTGCTGGAGGTGTTGGTCAAAACTTAGGAAATCAACTTTCAAATGCTAATAATGGTGGTGATGGTGGTGATGCTATATTATTAAGTTATCCTACAACTATAAAAAATAATGGATTAATAGCTGGGGGAGGGGGAGGTGGTGCTGGAGGAAAAGCAACTGCAAGCGATACTAGTTATGCAAAATATGCTAATAAGAATCAAAATGTATCAATAGTTACAGATTCTCCCGGTGGAGGAGGTGGTGGTGGTGCTGGTTATGATGGTGGTATTATTGGAAATGCTGGAACATATACTGCTTTACCTACACCTCCTAATAAAAAACCAAAATTTATAATTGGAAATGCATCAAGCGGTAATGCTGGTGGTCTAACAATAGGTGGTATTGGAGGAACTGGTGCTTATAGGGGTGGAAAAGGTGGAGACATCGGACAAGATGGAACATCTACTGGAACTATTGATTCCAAGAAAAAACAACTGCCTCCATTAGGTGGAAAAGCAGGAAATTATTTAAACGGAAAATCTTATGCCACATGGTTGCAAACGGGTGATGTTCGTGGTAAATTAGCATAAGATGTTTGCACTTTTTAATAAAAATAAAATATTTATAGGATATAGTCCTGATATTCCAGAAAATTCTGATTTACTAAAAATAGAAATTCCAGAATCAAAATCCAATATTACTATATGGAAATGGGATGGTGATTATGATAATGGAAAAATGGTTCCTATTTCTACGGGATATCCTATGGAAGAAATAGAGTTAGAAAGAGAGCTTTTTGACTATATAGATAAAAGATATCCGTTGGGTGTTCAACTAGCAAACATAATTAAACAAATCAGTAAAATTTTAAAAAAATATCCAGATCTTGAAGATGATGAATTTGTGGATATGTCTCATTATGTGTTAAATGCAGTGGACAAAACAAACAAAAGAATTAAATACTTTAAGAACCATTCTCAATTAATATCAAAAGATGAATCAGAACGACAATTCAGAGAAGCCTTCGGGTCTTAATCCAAGTTTAAAACTTAAATATGCAAATGGCTTAGGTGATATAATCACTTGTATTTTGCATGGAAAAGTTTTTGGTAAATTAGTTCATTTCTTGACTAAGAAGAACAAACCATGTAATACTTGTTCAAAAAGAGCACAAGCTCTTAATATTCTATTTCCTATAAAAGTATGGAAATTATTTTTTAAAACACCACAAGAAGTAGCAGAGACTCTTGCTAAAGAGATGGAACAATCTGGTTATACTTCGTTTTTCTCTAAAAATAGAGAAAATGTCTCATTTTCAAAAATTGAAGATAAAGATATCAAAAATGATAATAATTTTGTTTATAATGAAACTAAAGAAGCTGTAAATTATGACAGTACATTAGATAATTATAAATTAATATCTAATAATAACACTGTAGTAGGAGATTTAATAATAAAAATAGAAATTTATAAAAAAATTTAATATGGAAATAGAGATCATAACAACACAAACAACAACAACAAGTAATGTAGACCCTACCAGAGAGTTTGGTCTTTGTTTGCTTAAAACAGAATCAATAATCCATATGGTTCATTGGTATGTTCTAAATTATGATACTCATAAAATTCTAGGAAAACTTTATGAAGATTTAGATGGTTTGTTTGATAAACTTCAGGAAGAAATTATAGGATGCTCTAGATCAAATACTGCTCTATTTCCATCTTTTAATCATTCTATATTTGACAACTATCTAAACGATATAAACAATTTTTCGGATCAAAATCGTGATATAATTAATGTTTATTTTGAAACTTATAGAGAGATTAGTTCTATTCTTACTTCTATTGAATTAAACAATTACATAACTCAGGTTAAGTCCGGAATGCACAATACTATTGAAGATATTCTTTCTAGATTCGATCGTGCCAATTATCTTTTAGGTTTGGTAAAAGATTAGATAAATCCTAATCCCTTATATAATTCATAAGAAAGCTGAGTATCTAAGAAACCTTCATGGCTAAACCATTGGTTATTTGTAGATATATTTTCAGATAGTGTTGTCTGTGGATTATCCCAGTCGATATATCCTTCTAATTGTCTGAAATCATAAATAGGTATGAATTTATAGAATTCATAATAAGAAGGCCAATTATTATCTGTTAAACCTATAGAATTAGCAAGAGCTTGTAAAGGATAAGCACTAAGACCATAAAGATTACCTGTAGGTATTATTCTATATTTGTTTAATGATCTATCTTTTAAAATAAGAGGTATGCCAGCAGTAACAACATAACAAAGATTTGTAATAAGTTCACCTCTGTTTATTTCTCCTTGATTGTTTAATTTTGTAAATGCAGTCTGATCTAAAGATCTTGCTCCCAATAATCTTGATTGATTTATACTTGCTATATCGATTATTCTCTTTACAGATGCAGGATAATTTAATCTAAAGTCTTCACTATCCAAATCAACTGATGCAGCAAGATCATATAATTGATCAACATTACATGAATCTATATCACTATGATTACCAACATAATTGGCTATTTTTTCATATGTTTCCATGCCAAGATCTGTGTGATTGAATGGATATTTTCCATAAATGGATCCAAAGAAATTATCAAATAGATATGTACTTTCATTCAATGAAGGCATGAAAGCCATTGATTTCATTTGTCCAGCCAAATCAAAATCTTCATTCTTTTTAAAGATATCATATGTTTGATGCTGGACAAAATTAAGAGGAACTGATTGTCCTGTTAATGAAATTTTTGTAGTATTAGTCTGATAGAAAGGTAAAAGATGTCCATATTTGTTATACCATCTAAGTCCTGTCCAATCACCTGTAGCCTGTAATGATTTACCCCAAAGTGAAGATTCTATGAGTGTTGGTTGGTATTGGTCATCTTGATAAAATACAAATCCTTGTGGATTGATGTAGAATGTATTCAATACAAAATTATTTACAGGATCAAATACATAGACTTGATTTTCAATTGAATTGATAACATATACAAGACCCTTTAAATCTACTGCTATACCCTCTAATGCTGTCTCATCTATATTAATCGAGGGATCGAACCAATCAGAATGATATGCCGTTCTTCCTGTTCCTGAAAGATTTCTTGTAAAGAGTTGCCCATTTATATTATTAATAGATCCTATCCAGCTATAACTGAATGTGAACCAAGGATTTTGTTGATAATCTAAAGTTAAATGATTTAAGCCATATATTGGAAATACAGAACTTAAAAGATTTCCAAAAGAATCTCTTTTTTCTAATGTACATTCTCTTGTTTGCCAAATATTATTTGAACAAGCAATCCAAATATTGTCTTGATTGTCTACTACTATTTCCTGTGGACAGGAACAAACAGGATATGAATATGTAAACAATAATCCACCATTAGAATCGAACTTGGATAGATAACCACTTGTATAATTGGAATATGTTATCCAAACATTATCTTGGGAATCTGTATCTATTCCTGTTGGTTCTATAAAGTTTAAATCTATTGCATTTAAATCGTTCTGATAATCACCAGCAGCAGAATTAAATGAAAAATATGTATTTTCATCAAACCATGCTGGATCAATATCGGGTGGAAAAGTGTAACCCGTTGCTGATAGAGGAGTGGTTGCAAATAAGAAATTTCCAAGATGATCAAATTTTAATGCTGATTGAGTATCATACAAAGTCATCCAAATATTCTGTTTACTATCTAAAACTAGAGATGCTGGTGAAACCTGATTTGTTGTAAAAAATCCAAGATTATTATCACGAACAATTTTGTTGATATCAACAGCACATAGGATGTTTCCTAATGTGTTTATTCTATACATGTAGTTCAATTCCGAATCAAGAACCCATGCATGATATGTTGGCATAGGAAGGGCTGCTATGCTGTTAATACCATGAAAGCCAGACAATGCCATAGGATTATTTGTAAAGTCTGGTTCTGTTATAACTGGCATACCAAAGTTATGAACTTGTGCTATGTTTAAATTTGGTGTGGTTACAGCAGATAATGCATTACTGTAGATATATTGTGCTGTAGACATCATTCCTGCTTCTGGATTTGATAACCAAAGAATAGGATTAAAGAATTGTCCAGTAAGTGGTGGAATGTTGTAAACCAAACTTCCTGTTAAAATTGCATTTAATGAAGAGACTGCACTTGTTGTGAATGTTCCTTTAAAATAACCCGGAGTTTTATAACCAGTATCATCTATCCAATTAAATAGACATTTATTATCATAGTTTTTAAATAAAGGATATTCCAATCCTAGTCCTTCATTATAAAGTGCTAAAATTTCTTTCTCTGTTATTGCTCTATTCCAAATACCAGCTTCATCTATTAGTCCATTTAAACCATTTAAACCATTTGGTTCATATCCAAAGAACATTGGTCCAGAAAGATCATATGGGTAATATTGTGTAGATCCTTGTTGTTGACCATTTATATAACATGTAGCATTTCCTCCTTGTCTAACAAGAACCATATGATACCATGTACCAGCATTTAAAGAAGGATAACCAAAGTCAACCGAACTGTGTTCATATTGGCCTATTTGTAATCCACTCCCGTTATAACCGAAATACATACTACCATAGTTTGAACCACAGAAAAGGAAATAATTATAATTGGTATCATTAAAGTTTACCCAACAAGAAAGTGTAAAATCTCCTGAAAAATCAAAATTATTATATGTAGATAAACAAACACCATCATCTTGAAAAGATGCTGCTTTATTTATAATACCGTTTACATAGGAAGTTCCCCCACTATCACTTAAATTATTTCCATTATTGGTAGAATCGTTTCCGTTATCGTCAAACTTCCAATATGCTTGTAATCCTTCTTTTACACTTATTGATGGTGTTTTTGGTTCGATTGATACGTCTATGTCAGGAGATCCTAAATTTACTTCAATCGGAAATTGTCCTTCTATCGGCAAATAGTGACAGAAGTTACCGGGATAATCATATAACTTAACACCATTGCCATCAATCCAAGGATCAGGATATGGTTGTGTTATTGTTGTATCCACTAATAATGGCTGTACAGCAGAAGGCCATCTAGGATTGATATAATCCCTGATTCCATTTTCTGTAATGTTTAATTTATCTGCTGGTCTAATAAAAAATGTATATGGACATGTAGTGGTTGCCAAGCTATTAGCATATCCGGGCAATTGATTATCAGCATTAAAGCTATCATTATATGATCTTACACCACTAGTTCTAAGTGTAGCTATGAGAGTTGTATATGGTTGGTTATTAAGAGCAAGATCGAAGTTATAGATATCATCAACAAAATAGAAACTAGCAGTTCCTGTTACTCCCACTACAAAGCCCTTACCTTCATGATTTATTTTACCCAATTCGTCTGCATATAATACCGTATCGGTTGTTGGAAGAGTTATAATTCTATTTCCACTAAGATCTAAGAATCTCCATTCTGGTCTTAAAAATGACCATTTATTCTGAGGATTCTGTGATTCATATGATCTTGAAAATTGTGCAGCTAGATCGATATAATGTGGACCTTCAAAAGAAGATGTGAAATTAATTGTAAATGGATATCTACTATAATGACCAGCAAATGTTGGTGGTGGAACAAAATCAAAGTATATAGATTCGTTTATTAAAAGTTTAACATCTATCTTTGATGATAATGTAATAACACCCGTTTTTGTATATGCATTTAAAGAAACTATATATGATCCCGGCAGATCATATCTGTGAATAGGATGTAAACTATTGCTTATACTACCATCACCAAAATTCCAAAGTAAAGAATATGCAGATAATGCACTAGACGCATTTGTTGTAAATTGGTATTGAGTAATATCTGCATAACCCTTTGTTGGTGCAATACTGAACTCAAATGTTTTTGTTTGAGGAATAGTTATTATAAATTTTATTACAGTAGCAGAAGTTCCATCATCATTATTTGCTGTTATATAACCATATCTATTGGTTGTTCCAATGGGTGTTCCTGAAATTATACCAGTTGATTGATCTATATTTAATCCTTCTGGAAGACCTACAGCTGACCATGTATTTACGACACCACTGAAACTAACAGGATTTGTAAAATACACACCCTGAGTTATATTGAATACTTGGTTTGGTGTTAGATATGGTACTGCCATATTATTTTATTAAAAATCAACAGACTTTATACTTCCTGATTGTTCTATAACTTGAATTCTTGAAGTTATATCATTAATGTTATTGAAAACTGGATATTGGAAATATCCCAATGTTATGTTTTGTGTATGAACAGCAATGTCTTGAGTTGGATATAAATCATTCCAGAAAACTAAAGAAATACCGTTTACAGCAGTATCCGTGTCTGATCTATATGTCTCTACATTCTGAACACCTTCTATATTAAGAATGTCAGAAGTTAACTGATAGAGATCAACTACCTGACCTAATTTAGATACTGTGTGATTAAATCTACTCATGAAAAGAGCTTTAATATCTGAAACAATAGCAGATGATGCTCTTCTTGTGTTCTTGGATTTGATTATTCTTAGGCTATTTAAAGAAAGATCACCAATTGTAGGATTTGTAAAAGATGACTTAACATAAAAATCCAAATACATATAAACAGGATCTGATATAACAACATTGGATGTTAAAGTTTTAGCACCTGCTAATCCATTTATTATAAGTTCTTTTTGTGGTGCTGATAGATAGTCTTGATCTTCGTTTTTAGGAACAGTATAAACATATACATTGTTAAAGTTGCAACTGTTTGCAAATTTAATCTGATTGAAAAGAATTTGATTTTGAGTTTGTGGGGAATTTAATCCAATATCATATAGATACTTCATATGACCTTTTAAATAATCATCATTATTAATAATCTTTGTATCTGCTATAATATTAAAGAAATTAGATCTAACATAAGCATCATAATCACTTGTAGTTACTAAACGATATTGTGATCTGAAATTCTTAGGAGCATTTGTTCTGATATTATCAACAGTTTCATAATCAGAATATGAATTGGAAGGATATTCATTAGTTAATGTTATATAACCTAATTGTTGACCAGTTAAAATCTCCTGAATATTTGTAGCAGTATCATTTAATATTTGTGTATATTGTAATGAATTATATAAAACTACTGTTGAGGAATTTAAAGAATTTGGAGAAATGGTATTTGCATTTTGATCTATTGCTAGATAGTATATAGCTACTTGATCGCCTTCATTTAATTTGTTACCAGTGATTGCATCTCCAAATTGAATTTCATATCTAAGATTTTCATTAAATCTTGTTGTATAAACATTATCCGTTGCTGTATATAAAAATAAATCAGATACATTTGTCCATGTTTGCCATTTTGTGGAGTTTTTAGGCTTTACATAAACAAAGATATTAAAGTGATCAATGTATGTTGTATCATTAAGTGCAAGATAGATAACTTCGTTATCAATACCAGCAGCAGTATATAAGGGATATTCTTGAAATAGTCCCTGATAAAGAAGATAGTTATTACTAATATCTTGTATGGATGTAACACCATCACTTAGCTTAGAAAATACAATATCTTGATTTGTTGAAAAATGTGTTCCTCCAACATTTACATAACTATAACGAGGAATGAAGTAACTTCCTTTTGGAAGGTTTTGAGTAGCAGAAAGATTAAAAGGAACATTTTGTCCTAGTCTTCCTACTGGTTTATAATTTAAAAGTTTAACAATACGATTCATATTCTCATAGACCTGAGCTTCTGAGAACATACTTTCTGATGATGTTTTGTTTAGATAATAAAGAAGTGTAGAAAATGTATAACTAACAATATCAATAAGACCAGAGAGATTAGATCCCTGATAATTTTGATCAGTAAAAACCTGTCCTTGATTAAGGCGGTTAATGATTATATCTCTTATGCTTACGCCATCAAATGTTACATAAGAATTTTTGTCAAAGGGTACTATATCACTCATAAATGTCTATATTATTTGCTTGGAAGTTAATTTTAAATGTATCTGTCCTTCCTATATTTAATACATTATATACAAAAATCACATAGTATTGATTTTGATCAGGCATAGGCATAACTTGTACATTTTGTACTTCTATTCTTGGTTCATAAGCATTTACAGATTGTACTATAGCATCACCTAAAATTTTTGCTTTGATATTGTTTATAGATTCAAACAAATATTGATCCAAACTTCCTCC